TTTACGCTTTTACCATAATCTTGTATATCTTTTTTATTAGGGGATCGAACACCCTCTCTATTAATACGTAAACCTATTGAAACAGTTTTTATCATATCCTGTTTAATTAAGTTCCATATTCTATCAGCATCAACATCATCAAAAGCTAATTGAGTTTTTGTTACAAGAGTATTACCACTTCTTCTAATAGATATACATTTGCCTATAGGAAATTTCTGTGCGTCATGACCCCAGAGGACTTTTGGATTTGTTCTATAAGTTTTCAAGTTAATACCATCTATTTTTATTACTTCACCATCTCTATCAACGATCTCAGAAGTAATTATAGAAGTAAATTGCCTAAGTTCATCATCTAAACTTTCTTTATTAATATCAAAAGTCTTAAAGATTTCTTCTGTTTTTAACTCTTCTTGTAACATATCAGTCAAATCTGCCATTATATATCCTTTTAATATCTTATTTATAAGCTTAATTTGCTAAACTATATCTACTCACTTATTATATCTGTTTCTGTATCAATTGTTTCTATTTCATCATCTAATGTTATATTATTATTGATGATAATAGGATCTTTATTAATACTATCTAATTTATCATCAACTATCTCTCTTATGCTATTTTTAAGTTCATCAACATCAAAATCTGGTTTTATTTCTTTTTCCGCGGAAAAAACATTATCATCTAATTTTTTATTACTTATAAATATTTCTTCTTCTAATTTAGTTATTGCCTCTTCTATATTTAACATCTGTTTTTGCCCTTTTTCTTCTTTTATTTCATCTTCTTTTTTACTATTATTATCTGTTTTTGGGCTAACAAATATATCTCCATCTTCTACTGTATCATATCCAATATACTCTAATACCTGATTAATTGTTAAAGCTCTAGTATCTGCACCAAGTTGCATCTTCCTATGTTGTAGCTCTTGATCTTCAGGTATAATATTATCATAAGCTAAAAATGATTCATTTGGATCTATATTATAAGCAGGCAATAGTGATTGATTTAACTCATCTTCATCCATAATAAGAGTTGTTTGTATTCCCTTAAGCCAATTTCTAGCTTGAGCTTCTGTATTAGCAGCCACGTTGCTAGTCCCCATTAACATGCTTTCAGGTACTCCAAATATAGCTGCAATTTCCGAAATTACGATCCTATCTCGTTCCCCTATATCATTCTGCTGAAATGATAATGGCTCAATAGAAATATCTCCTCTTAATGGAATAAAGTTTCCAGTTTTAATAGGTCCAGTAAGATCATTAGTAATAGATTCTTTAAATCTTTTCATAGCCATTGTATCAGCATCAGTTGTTTTACCATTAGCATTCTTAAGTATCACTGCATAATCAGGTCTTGAGCCATTGTTAATGAAAGCATTTCTAGATATGTGTTGATTTAAATTCAGATATATAATCTGGTAAGCCTTCTCGACCTGTCCCATACCATAAACTTCATTAGAAACTCTTACTCCCTTGTAGTGGATAATTTCTTCTGGTAAATATTCTGTTATTTTACCATTATTATTATATTCATAATATAGAATTTCATCTTCATTATATTTTATCTTAACCTTATTAGACATTAACCAGTATAATGAATCAGGTATTCCAATGGAATTCTTTTTTATTAACTCATAGTGATTCCCGTATAAAGCCAGATCAGTAAATCTCGTATTTTTAAATGAGAAGCCATTTGAATAAGGATTAACATTATTAAGTAATTGAAGAACTGGGTGATCAGTTATTTCAACATAATCATTTATCATATTATTTGATTTATATATAACTGTATTAGAAGGTCTGCTGGATAGTTTGCCATTATGATAAGATTTTGTTAAATTATCTATTTTCTTTGTATTATATATTTTAGATACATCATTACCTGTATTCTTTGCATATAATCTTAGAGGCACAGAAGAAGCTTCATTTGCATTGATTTGTATACAGGCAGCAACCCAGCTGGAGTAGGCTAAAAGTGCGTTGTTATAGTTAAATGGAGGTATTGTTCCTCTATTGTTATTAGTAGTATAATAAGAACTAAATGATCCTCCACCTCCAAGACTACTAAAGCTTTTAAATACATTTTTTATTTTATTAAACATTGTTACCTTATCCTTTTTAATTATATTTTAACAAGAACATCATCCCAGCTTATAACCTTACCAGCTTCTCCAAACGCCATATTCGCCAACGCCAGTGCACAAACTGCATCGTCATGTCCTGATCCTGCAGCATATTTGACATGACCCGACTTAGTATACTGGTACTCAAACTTAGTTAATTCATCTAATATCTCACCTTCTGGATATCTTATATCTTCATTCTCTATTGCCATAACTAAAGATTCAATTAACTTAGGCTTACTGGCACCAGTAAATAAATATCCTTCAACATTAGGGCAATCAGCTTGGATACCTGCAACTACAGCATCTCCCATACCCGTACTATCCATCAAAGTATAAGTATCTTTTATAATACTTTTTATTTTAATTATCTGTAATGGCCAAGGTCCTATCCAACTATGATAACTACAAACTTTTTTATCAGAATCCAGGCCTATCACACAAGTTTTATCTGATACCTTCCCTAAATCTATGCCATAGGCTACAGGTTCTTTATTACTTAACTTATCTACACACTTATATATCTTGTTTTGCGAAAAAGGACACATCCCAGACTCTGAAGGAATGTTATAATATAAAGCTTGAAATAAGTGTGGTAACATACCTCTTTTAATTACATCTATAGATTCTTGAGTTAAACCTTTTATAAGTCCTGAATTAAGAGCATCTTGGCAGTTTATCATATGACAACTTGCATCATCTCCAAACTCACCTGCTTTAGCATCATTATATAATTTCATAAAGAAGTTTTGATTACTTACCATATTTCCTATACATTTTATCTGAGCATTGGTCTGGGTGGTAGTTGAAAGTATAGCTGCCCAGACTTCTTCTGGATGTTCGAAGCGGCTCATTTCATCACACACTACGCTCCAATATTTATTCCCGTATATATGATTGGGATATTTGGAGGACTTATAATGTATTTTAGAACCATTTGTAAACTCAATAGTTAAAGCAGACTTATTAGCTTTATAATCATTTCTAAGAGGACTATTATATAACCATCTATCTGCTAAATCAAAACTAATATCTTTGGCTTGCTCTCTCGTTGGTGCTATCCACAAGTGAGAACGATGACCCTTCTTTAAGCATTGCTCAAGTATCCATTGGGTCATAGAATAAGACTTTCCGCTCTTAGTTGAACATATAGCAAATGTGAATTTAGCGGGGGAATTTAATATAGCCTCTTGTTTAGGATACATTTTCTTCCTTGTATATTTTGGCATCTTATTTTTTTTTAATATATTTTCAATCTTCTTTATCCTCATAAGGTTTTAACAGAACTTCTTTAATAACTTGTTTTGCTACTCTATCTTTTATATCTCTTTTATCATCTTCATTAATAGTTATATCTTCATCATCTTCATCTCCAAAAGAGAATTCTCTTACCCCAACCCTAACATCTATCTTATCAGACTCTTTAAGGAATTTTTCTTTTATGTATATAAGTAATCTAGTATCACCTTTTATTGCTAACTTATGTGCAGTTTCAAGTATCTCTTCTACTTTTTCATCATCATAATACTTCATATAGATATTTTTAATATTATCTCTCCAGCACTTCCAAGTAGAACCTTTACCTACAGTATTTCCTTCTACAAATCTTCCTAGACTATCTCTTTGTTCCTGTTCCTGTTCCTGTTCCTGTTTAATTTCCGAATTATCACCGTTGTCCGGAACTTCTTTCACTTTCTTTTCTTTCTTTTTAGCCATTATTATTTCTCTAAATTTAACTCTTTTTTTATATTATTAAGATGTTTTATTAACTGTATTCTTAGATAAGTAAGATAATTAGTATTTACATGCCCTATTATCTCACCGTCCCATACTAAATCTAATATAACTTTTTTATTTTTCTTAGCCATTTTTAATCCTATTTACTATTTTTCTGGTCGAAATACTCTGACTACCCATTAATATATCTTTTATTTTATTATTTTCTTCTTCTTCATTATATTTTTTCACTTCTTCAACTCCCAAAATTACTTCTTTTAAAGCTTTAAAATTAACAATTATATTATATCCAAATATAACAATTAAAGTGATAAAGAGTCCCAGAGCAATCAATGCAACTATAAATATAAACTTACTTAATAATATAGTTATTAAAAGAGATGAAGTAGCTGCTATTACTCCAGGAACTCCTACTTTTGGATATATAAAAAGTAATGCTATGGATGCTGCTAATAGTAGTGTTGATACTGTTATAATATTCCTATAACTTTTATCTTGTTTTATAATCTTATTAACTTTTAATTTACTTTCTATAACCTCTGTAGTATCTTCTTTATAATCTATGAGTATATCTGCCTTTTTATTAAATGGATTAAACCTAGAGGCACTGGTGCAGCCTGGGACAAGCATAAGACACAATATAGCTAGTGTTATAATATATTTTATCATATTAT